AAGGTCATTATACTTATCCTATGGTGGCGCAATTTTCAACTGGAATATTGGCGCACTTTTCAATTAGTATCTACACAAAGTCAAGCGGTGGTGTTTTACCCATGCCTGGCCGTCCGATCAATATCATGTATAGAATTGGACTGCTAACCCAGCCGCCACGGATGCGGATGTTGACCGCATTGCCGATGGCCGTTGATGCTGCTGCAATAAGGGATGCCATTGTGTACTCAATGGAATAGTTCTCTTGCCGTGCCAATGCCAGAACCATGTCCTGCAACTTGGCAGGAAACACGTCCAAAGGTATCTTGTTCTCTACGATACCCTCGAACTCCATTCTGATGCTGTTGCACAAGTCAAGTGAATCCATTAGAACGGTCTGTTTCGTTTGGCATTAATGAATTGTGCAGCTTCTTCCGCCAGTTCCTTCTGTGATTTCCGTTTGCCGTCATGAAGCCATGCGTCAATCTCCGATTTGAGGAACATGATGCGCTTGCCTCTCTTATGAAATGGAATCTGGTGGCAGCTCGTCCATCCGTAAACGGTCTGTTCCGCCGGATGGCTGGGCAGGTATTCGCACAGTTCTTTCAGGTTCATCCACTGGTCGGCAGGCCGTATTTGCGGGATATTGTTCAGACCGTCAATCTTGGAGTCAAGTTTATTCAACTTGTCCATCATCCATGACATTGCCTTGGGCAAATCTTCAAATGTAATGTTCTTGTCTTCCATATCATTATCAGTTGATTTTGCCGCAAAGTAATGGCAAATCCCAATACTGATTTATGGGTGACAAATATCACATAAAGAAACATCAGCAGGTCATAAGAATCATAAACAATATGCACTGATTATCAGCATCTATAATGACAAAATCCATTATTAGATTTTTTCGCTTATGCCTCTCGGCATAAGCGAATCATCATTGAATCATAAGGTTGTGAAGATAAAAATGCACAGAAACAGAAAGCCACCCACATGAAGATGCAGATGGCTTATGACTTAAATGAAATGATATAAGAGGTTATTCGGTCATTGGCAAATCCAGCTTAATCGTCTTGGTTGCCTCTTCCTTTTTGGCATCAACGACCTTGGCATAAATTTGAGTTGTACGGACATTCGTATGACCAAGCATTTTGCTGACCGTATAAATGTCTGTTCCTCCGGCGAGTTGCAGGGTTGCATACGAGTGCCTAAAGCAATGGTAGGTGATGTGCTTCGTTATTCCGGCTTCTGCAACCCATTTCTTAATTGGACGGTTAATCCATGACGGGTCGGGAAGTCCTGCAAAAACAAGTTTCTCACCGTCTTTCCTTTCGCCGCAAAGTTGGTATGCCTGTTCGGATATGGGCATATACTCAACACCTTTGGTCTTTTGTTGGGTAAAGTTCAAGCGGTAACCGCCATTAAATTCTTCAACCTCTGACCACTTCAATTTTTGTATGTCGCAATGGCGAAGTCCTGTCAAGGCTGAAAACAGCGAGGCTCGTTTTAATAATGGGTCACATGGAGTTTGAGCCAAACGGTTCAGTTCCTCAACCGTCAGATATTCCCTGCGGCTCTCTTTCCCCTGAATGCCTTTGACCTTTGCCGAAATATCAACGGTAAGATAGCCGTCAATAAAAGCTTGCTTCAATGCTGCCTTGAATATGGAGAAATAAGTGGATGCCGTGTTTTGAGAAAGAGTACCATTCTTTGTGCCTCCTTGTGGGGCGTTCAATATAAATTGCCGGAACGATTCTACAAACTTTAGATCTATCTGCAAAAAAGGAATGGTATTGCCTTTTGAAAAAATCTTCAGCAGCTCATATACACGGTTCCAGTTGGCGATGATAGAATCAGAACTGTGCGCATGACGGGTGCGCTGCACATGGTCAAAGTATTCAATAAAGTTGTAGCGTGAACGTTCCAGCTGTTCTGCTTGTTCTGCATCTGTTTCAGAATATAAAGAAGCATTATCATATTCCTTCTGCCGCAGACTTCTCACTTTGTCGGCATAGATACACGATTCTTGGTCTAACTGTGACTTGCATTGAATAATACCGTTCAAATCACGTTTAGGCTTATAAGTGGTTTTGCCGTCCTTGTCAGTTCGGGCGTTCCGCGACTTATCCCAAATGGGAGTGGTGATAGTACGGTTTAAATATTCACGCACTCGCTGAGGTGTAGGCTTATCGGCTTGAAAAACCGGATAAGCCTCTACATACAAATACCATTCTTCACGGTATTCTGATTTGCGAAGTTTTACTGAAACTCGCGTATTGGCCAGTGCTTTTTTCATTGCTTCGCTCCTTTATATAGATTGTCAATTTCTTTCTTTGGTACATAAACGAAGTTACCTATCTGCCGGGTAGGGATAGAGTATTTGCGGATATGCTGATAGACCGTGCTGTCGTCCAAATGGAATTTCTTGGATATTTCGCCGATGGTATAACAGTCCTTCGGTTCCAAGCTATATAGTTTGGCAACGGGCTTTGGTTTTGTCAGAGCTTTCTTCCGCAGAGGATAGAGTTTCAGCAGTTCTTCTTTGCTGACTCTTGTTTGTCGTTCGCCTACGTTTACACTTGAAATGACACCTTTACGAATCAAGCGATATAGGGTTTCTTTGCTAATCCCGAACAAGGCATAGGCTTCAGGAACGGTGATATAGTCTTTGGACTTCGGTATCTTCTTCACAACCTCATCCAACTTCTGCATCCTTAGCTCCTCGTCCTTGTTTCTCTTCCAAGCAATTTTAGAACATCTTGGAGAGCAATACCAAGATTCAATGGTCTTCGCTTTGAACGGTTCTCCGCAGATCTTGCATTTACGTACTATCTCGAACTTTGCTGCTGGCATATCTGTCTTTGAAACATAAGTTATTCACTATCACCACCGACAACTATATAAGTTTCACATTATCTACTTCTAAGTGTCGGAACAAATATGGTACAAATATACAATAAAAATCCGAGAAACAAGCAAATCAATCAGAAAGTGCTAAAAACAAAATAGGGCGTAACCAATTGAGTTACACCCTATTTTACTATCGTTAGTTATCGTTATTTACCGATACTTACTTCACTTCCTCGAAGTCAGCATCCTGAATATCTTCTTTATTATTAGAAGAACCCTGATTAGCCTGTTGTCCTGCACCTGCACCCGGACCGGCCTGAGCGCCACCTTGTGCACCACTCTGAGCATACATTTCAGCGCTGGCAGCCTGGAATGCTGTATTCAGTTCAGCCATGGCAGTATCAATAGCAGACAAATCCTGTGCTTTATGAGCATCTTTCAGTTTCTGAAGAGCAGCTTCAATCGGAGCTTTCTTATCAGCCGGCAACTTGTCACCTAATTCCTTCAACTGATTTTCAGTAGAGAAAATCATGGAGTCAGCTTGATTCAATTTGTCAATCTTTTCACGTTCCTTCTTGTCTGCTTCTGCATTAGCTTCAGCTTCGGCTTTCATCTTTTCGATTTCTTCCTTGCTCAAACCAGAGGAGGCTTCGATACGGATAGCTTGTTCCTTGCCGGTAGCTTTATCCTTGGCAGATACTTTCAAGATACCGTTGGCATCGATATCGAATGTCACCTCAATCTGAGGAACACCACGACGAGCCGGAGCAATACCAGTCAAATTGAACTGACCGATTGACTTGTTTTGTGCAGCCATCGGACGTTCACCTTGAAGTACGTGGATAGTCACTTCAGTCTGGTTATCGGCAGCTGTAGAGAAGGTCTCACTCTTGCGGGCCGGGATAGTAGTGTTTGCATCAATCAACTTAGTCATTACACCACCCAATGTTTCGATACCCATTGACAACGGAGTAACATCCAGCAATACCACACCTTTGATTTCATCTGTCAAAACAGCACCCTGAACGGCAGCACCTACAGCAACCACTTCGTCAGGATTAACACCCTTGGAAGGAGTCTTACCGAAGAATTTTTCTACCAATTCCTGAACAGCCGGAATACGTGAAGAACCACCAACAAGGATTACCTCATCGATATCAGAGTTGCTCAAGCCTGCATCGCTCATAGCCTTCTTGCAAGGTTCAAGACAAGCCTGAATCAAATTGTGAGCTAAAGCTTCAAATTTAGCACGTGTCAAAGTCTTAACCAAGTGCTTAGGCATACCGTCTACGGGCATGATGTATGGCAGGTTGATTTCTGTTGAAGTAGAAGAAGACAATTCAATCTTAGCTTTTTCAGCAGCTTCTTTCAGACGTTGCATAGCCATCGGATCTTTTGTCAAATCCGCACCTTCGTCATTTTTGAATTCCTGTACCAACCAGTCAATGATTACTTGGTCGAAATCATCACCACCCAAGTGAGTATCACCATTAGTAGAAAGTACTTCAAACACACCACCACCAAATTCAAGGATAGAGATATCGAATGTACCACCACC